GCTTTAGCCGGGCGATGCCGGTTGACGTTGTAGCGGCTCTGCTCCCAGTCTTCCACCGTCAAGGTGGCGACGACGCCGTCGCGCCCGCGCCCGCCGAGGCGCTTGATGTAGTGGAAGGTGAAGCCGACCGCGGCGGAGATCCGCAGCACCGGCTCGTTGTCGGCCATCGTGGTCTTGATCAGCATCTGGCAACCGACCTGATAAAACGGATAGTCGTACATGATCTGGATGGTTCGCCGTGACAGCCAGTTGGTGCCGGGTATGGCCGCGCCCGACATCTCGATCGTCCCCACCTCGGGGCACCAGTTGCGGTAGACCAGACCGCCGATCAGGTAGCCGTCGTGGCCGAGCACGCCGATCGTCGAGCACGCGCCGAAGCCCCGCTCGCGGCACTCGGGGATGAGTGACGCCACGAACGGAGCGACGATTTCGGTCTTGTCGAAAACGTAACTCAGCACGGGTCTCTCCTATACGACGATGGCATCACGCTCGAATGTTGCGGCAATATTGATAAGATCCACTTCCGGTTTGGTTTGCTGCGCCACGGTCACCTGCACAATCGGCGCGTGACTAAATCCGGTCATGCCGATCGAGACCCAGCCAGTATTGCGGATGACGTTTTTGGGCGGCACGGCGGCGTCCCACTTCGCGGTGTCCCACAGCCCCTCGCCCCAGACGTCGTAAATGGCGGCGTCGTCTCCCGCCTGCGGCGGTTGCGGCAGCACCACGACATAATCAGTTGTCGCCGACAGCTGCGGCACGAACGGCTCGCGAGAGCGAGCGGAAAACGAGGCGCGGGCCTGCCGCCACGTCACGGTCTGCGACGGTGACTGGAACATCTCCCAGCCGCCGACCAGCGTGGCGACATACAGTATGCCGTTGTCGTAGCCTGTACGGTCCATCTGCATGATCTGCCCAGTCTGCGTGCCGAAGAAGGCGTTCTCGCGCATCTTCATGAAGCACATGGCGTCCCAGCCCGTAAAACGTGCGTGGGCTCCGGTGGCAGCATTAGTGACGAGACACCTTTGCTCGCCGGGCAGCCCGCCGGGGAGCGTGGTAAAGATGCTCCCGTATTCGTCCCACTTGAACATCGTCCATGGATACTCGCGCTTGTCGGTAACCTCCTCGCGCCACATTGGCTTGATGGTGCGCGTGATCGCCGCCAGCTCCAGCTCGGTACGGCTCTTGGTGATCGCGCCCGATACCGGGACGATGCCGTCTACCGTGGCGACCATCAGCTCGCCACCAATCAGAATGTGGGCGTTCATGCCCAGCGGCGGGCTGATGTCGTAACGACCCTCTTGCCGCCAGCTGGCGGCAACGCCGGGATCGCCGCCGGTGAAAATCAGCAGCTCGCCTTGATCGGTGGCAAACACCAGCTTGTCGTCAATGCCGTCGCCTGCATCAATTGACCACGACGCGCAGAACAGCAGCTTGCCGCCCTTGGTCGCCGCACCGGATAGCGGGATCTGGAACAGCGCGCCGCCGACCGAATTGAGCGGCAGGTACCACGCATTCATGCTGTTAAGCTCGATGAAGTAGAACCGTCCGCGGTATTTGCAGACATAGACCAGATTGCGACCAGTCTCGACCGCCGACCCCGGCGGGCCGACAATCCACGGGCCGCCGTCGATCGGTATGTCCAAGGCCCAGTAGGTCGGGTGCGCGGTTCGATCGGCATTGAAGGTGCCGGTAGGCGATGCGGTGTGGGCGACGAGGCATTTCCAGTAGGTATAATCCGTGGTGTCCAGCGCCCGGTTGCCGACGACATACACGCCGCTGTTTACCCAGCTGGTCGGCGTCGTGGTGGCCAGCGATGTCCACGTCGTACCGTTAAAGCGCAGCGGCGGGTCACCGGCGTCGTTGACCGCGATCAACCAGTTGCCAGAGGCGTTGGCCATCTGGCTGGCGGCATAATTGCCCGAGGTCTGGCCAGCCTTGACCAGTGGCGGGGCCGTCGTAAGCGTCCACACGGTTGGGGCTGCCGTGCGAAATTGCGCAAACGTCAACGGGGCCGCGCCGGTGATGTGGTCGCTGTTCGCTATCCACACCGTGCTGTCCGCCGTGTCGGTCGCGCGGTCTCCGATCTTATAGGCGGTCAGGTTTTTCCACGGCGGCGATCCCCCCGCTGGTGACGAGGCCGTGACGTCGTACAGCTTGGTGGCGTTGGCGGCGAACATCATGTGCTTGGTGGCGTCGACGTATTCGAACGACGACACCACCGGCGTGGTCTCCGGCAGCTGCGCCCACAGCACGCAGCCCCCGCGCAGGCTGAGGCCCTTCATGGTCGGTCGCCAGTTGTCGCAGATCACTGCGCCCCCCGGCTGCATGAAGGCTTCGTTTTCATTCTGAATGATGCCGCGCGTCGGAGCCGGGATCGTCGTGGTCTGCAGCTGTTGCGCGACTTGCGCAGGTACCGCCGCGCGGCGGAAGAACTGGTGCTGGCTCATGTCAGCCCTACCACCTTGCCCCACGAACTTACCTTGCGACCGATGATGATCGGTGCCGGGCTGTCGTGGCCCATCGCGTAGCCGAGGGCGTCGCCGTAGGTGCCAAGGTCTTCGGCGTAGCTCGCACCTTTCTGGGCCTTCCACTGCCAGATCATGCCGAGCTTCAGGACGCGCTCGTCCAACAGGAAGCTGTCGTTATCGCCCATGAAGCTGTCGCCGAGGCCGCCGCTGGCGAGGCTGATACAGTTCTTTTGCAGGTACGCAAAGTTGATCTTATCGCCGAGCGCCAAAACCGGACGAGTGAGGATCTGACCGCCGTATATTGTCCACTCACCATACGCATCCACGCGGTTGTTAGCCTGACGATCGATCCACTGGTCTAGGTCGGGAACGAACTGCATCACTGACGTCGGCGTGCTGGTGCGGCGTACATTCGTCGTCAGCAACATGCGCTTGTAGTCGAACGGCAGGTTGAACCTGTCCGCGACACCGTCGCCGTCGATGGTGACAAAAGACAGGAGCCGCGTCCAGTCGCGGTTGTCGTAGGCGATGCGCTGCGCCATTTCGTTGGCCAGCACCAGCATCTCCTGCATCGTCCTGTTGCCGGTGATGTTGGAGAACACGCTTTGCGGTCGGAGAACACCGACCACCGCGCAGACATCCTGCACCACCGACAATAAGGTCATGTCATGCCGCCTTGGCTGGGCGGCATTCGACCGCCATGCGGATCAGGTTCTTCTTGTTGGTATTGCCCATCGGCTCTTGGCCGGTATGGGTGGCGATGTACTTGCGAAGCTCCGCAGGCTCCATCTCCTCAAACTCGGCCTCGGCGTGCTGCGCCATGGTCCTCTTGGCGATCGCATCCTCTTCCAGCACCGCATTGCGGGCGCGCAGCGCCATCAGCTCGGCCTCCAGCTGCCTGTTCGGCGCGGTGGACTTGGCCTCGGTGATGTACTCCATCGCCGCGTTCTTCCACTCGCGTCCGCCTTGGCCGAGGTTCTTCAGCTCGGCCCCGTCGATCGCAGCCAGCGCCTCTACGGTGTAGATGTTCTGCGCCCGCAGCTCGGAACGCTTGCCCTCGGAGAGGAACGGCACGTAGTCGAGTGGCGTGCCGCTCTTGGTCTGCAGGTCGCGGCGCTTGAACTGCTGGTACTGGCGCTGGAACCGCTCGGCGTAGGAGACCTTCTTCAGCCCGCCGGTTTCCGGGTCGGGCTCCCAGTGCGAGAACGCGGTGGCGGGAAACACCTTGACGTCACGCGATCCGGGGACGCGGATCTCGACCACTTCCATGTCGTCGAAGATCGGCCTGCCCTCGGCGCGGCTGCGCAGTTCGTTGGGGATCGGGTGCTGCTTGAACAGCGCCACGTTGGCGTCGTCTGGGTCGCGAAAGGCCATCTGTCTCTCCGTTGTTGCCTTCAAAAATCACCGGGCCGCCTTCGTGGAAGGAAGGCATCTTACCTACACGTCAGCGGCCCGGCTTCTCCCTTTCCGCGTTGTTCGGCGCGTCAGGAAGCTACAACCTCCAATTGATCAGGAGGCCGGTACGCTGTCGTACAATCTCCAATTGAACATCGGATTGGTCATTGTGAGCTCACCCATCCACCCAATAAATTGGGCTACAGCATCCTTGTCTATAGGCATTTGGCCATCACCATCGAATAACTTATCGAAGTTACGGTCGGGGTGATAGCGCAGCCGGAGACTGTCGGTGTCTATACCGAAGGTTGTATTGGCTGGCATGTTGCTGCCGATGCCGCCGTCGAGCACGATCTCTGCCCGCTTTCCGCCGCCGATATATTCGAGCGACGAGAACCCGAGCGTGCCCATCGACGTATTGCTGGTCTGGCGCTGGATCGCGAGAGTTGCCGCGTCATACGCCGCGTAGTGCTCCGGCGACATGATCAGGAGGTCGGCATGGTCGCGGCCCCGCGAGCGCGCGGTCATGATGGCGTTGAGCATCGGCCTGATCGTGGTCGAGTTGACCTGCGTCGAGCCCGCCATGAAGGTGTGCGCGTCGTAGGTCGTGGTGCGCCACAGCGTTGCGTTGGCACGATCGATGCCGCCGTAGACGCCGGTATTGGTGATGATCGGGATTGCGGTCGCAAGGCCGGTGAGCTGCTTGCCGCCGTTGGCGGTGCCGTCACCGTAGAGTGCTGCATCCATGGCGTCTTCCAATGCACGCTCGGCAGCCGAGATGTAGCTGTCGTAGACGTCCATCAGCTGGTTTTCGCCTTGGTTGTTGAGGATCTCCTGCATCGACAGGATGATCGGCACGACGACCTGTTTAGGGGTGTATGCAGCGTCGTTAAAGAGATCGATTGCCGGGTTCAATAACTGGTCATAACCCGAGTACCACTGCGCGGCTTGCTTCGCGATCTGCAGCGTCTGGCGAATGACCGGACCCGAATAGGTCTGCCACGCGCCTTTACGCTTCAGGACCGAAAGCAGCGCATTGTTGTTGCTGACGAGATCTTGGTAGCCAGAAGATCGCTCTTCCAAGGCCATTGATAGGATCTGCTGATAAGCAGCAGCCGTTGTCACGTTGGGCATTTTTGCCACTCCACAAGGGGTTCAGATGTCAGCCACCGTTGACGCGACGTATCGCGTTCTGGATGGCCTCTCGACGTCCGACGGGGACTTTGGGTCGCCGCGATGCCCCGTTTGAGGGGGCCACATCCGGTGAGCCAGAGATCGATCGGTCTACGGGTCGGGTCTGAGCCGGTGTGTCGTGGGTCTGAGCCACTGTGGTGCCGGGGCGTAGTAATTCGGCCCGGCGATAGGCAGTCGGCAGATCAAAGCCTAAATTCAGCTCCTTTTCAATAAGGTCGCCCAATTCATCAAAACGAGGGTGCTTCTCGGCGAACTGGTCGACCGCCGATCGGGTGTAGATGTACCGCCGTTCCTCATGCAGCTGGTGCAGCTGCTGCTTGGTCTGGCTGACCTCCCGGTGCAGCGCCCCGAGCTGCTGCTGCTGGGCGTTCTGGGCGTTGCCCTGCTGCATCATCTGCAGGCTTTCCGGCGACTGGTTCAGGACGTGGTAGGCGATGTCGCGCAGCGTGATGCGCTGCCCGGTCTGCGGGTCCGTCATGCCGAGGTTATGGATGATGGTGTCGAGCCCGGCGACCGGATCGCGGCGTAG